GGAGGCTAGGTCTAGTTCGTCCCAACTAGACTTGCTCCCAGAAGGTTTGGGTCGTTAAGCTTTAGACCCCCACAGATTTCAAGAATCTTCATCATTGTTGGAGTATCAATGACTTCTTCAAAGCTATCTTTGTTGGTAGCTAATGGTGACTTTACTGCTTCTAAGCAAACCATCGCTGCTTTAATAAAAATTTCCATAGCTGCATCTTCTGATTCATTTTCAGGCAGCTCCATTTCTTTAATAACAGCCATGAATTTCTTTAGCTGCTTAATTGGTAGTGGCTTAAGTTCAACGACATCACCATTACCCAATTGAATTTCTACTACATCATATACTGTTGTTGCCAATTTATAGCTCCTTTTATTGTTAGTTAAATTATACCAAGTTTATAAATCAAAACAAAGTCAAGACCCCGCCATTTCTGGCGGGGCTTGAATTCTATATTAAGTTGTAAACTAATCAGAGATTAGATTGTGCCCCATACTCGGTCAATTACGACTCCGTATTCTGCACCTGCATATGATGGATCAGCATCATCTGGCAAGCAACGGAAGTTCACTGGGAACACTGTTGCTGCATCACGCTTGAGAGCATGCATTGTTGTATCAATCTGAACAACACGACGAGCAATGTAAACACGCTCTTTCTGCTTTGCATCTGAAGTATGAAGAGGAGATACTTCTCCACCTGAACCTGTGTTAAGTGATGGATCATAAGATGATCCAATTTGCTCTGGAGCAGAGCTTGCGAAAACAACTGTACGCTCAACTGGTGTATCGCCAACTGCACCTGCGATTAGGTTAAGTTGTGCTGTAGATGATGTAGCGTTGTTTAGTGTGTAAACTGTTGAACCTGCTGCTGTTGTAACAAAGTCTGATTGACCCCATGAAACATTGAGATTCTCAAGTGTACCTTCAGTCAACTCTGTCTTAAGCATAACCTTAAGAGATTGCTTGAACAAACGAGCTGCGTCAAGAAGTTGATCAACTGCTACTTCACCATATGTTGGTTCGTATGAAACTTCAAGTCCGCTAGATGTGTAACCTACTTGACGAAAATCTGTTCCTGCATTCATTGCAGCTGAAGCTGACTTGCCACCAACAGTAATGTTGTTTGCAATGTAACTTGGAGTTGTGACTGGACGAGCTGTACCGTTCTTATTTGAAAGGAATACGTTTGCTGGACCAACGATCACGTTTCTAGTATTTGTAGCCATTTATTTATTTCACCGCCTTATTTGATTTTAATTAAATTAAAACAAAGATTAAAACCTTTTACTTTCCTCATAGAAAAGCATAGCATTTATAAGGAACAATTCAAAATTAAAGATATCTTCCATTCCCACTGGTTTCATCAACCTGACGGGTATATGTATAAATAATTGACAAATCACCACTCATAAAGCCACCTTCGTCTACAAATGGTTGAACTGGATTTGCTGATTCTAGCCTGAAAAATAGGAATTTAAATGGACTTCCAGCGGTGTTTATATCATAAGCTGAAAGCTCATATCTTCTAAACAGGTCAGTTAAAAAGTTGGATATCTCCAAGATCTTGGCATTACTTCTTGAGACTATCTGCATAACCATAGTTTCTTCTGAAATCCACCATTGAACCCCGTAATTTCTTTGAACTATATCATACGTGATATATGTTTTGCCTGGAAGCAAGTTGTTAAATTCTGGAACCTGTTGTGAAGGAATAATAGGTATTAATGCATCTGAAAACCCATCAGCATAATAATCTTGTGGGTCTAAAATGTTGTATTGCTGCAACTGTGCCCATATAGCATTTCTTACATCAAATGCTGCTACTCTTGAATAATCTACTGTCATTTAATAACACTCCCCGCTCCATATTGATTTGCAATTAAAGAAACTGCCTTTTCAACTTGAATAGCACTAGCATTGCTAGAACCAAGAACTTTTGCTACATCATTAGCTATTCTCTCATATAATCCAGATGAATCCAAAACTACAGTAGCATTTTTCATATACCACTCTAACAAATACTCGGCAAAAGCATTTCTTGTTCCTATTCCGCCTGGATGAAGTATGTTTATTTTAGTTCCTGGTGCAACAAAAGCTATTCCACCATTTCCCATAAAAGCTAAAACTCTTTTCGCCTGAAAAGATACTGGTGTTCCCTTTTCCATTATTGTTGCTTTATTTGCAAAAATACTTCTTCTTGATACTGCCTTGCCAGTTTTTCCTGGAGTTAACATTGCTGGGCTTATTGGAACTGGAAGTTTTGATGGTAAAAACTTTGCTTCAACTACTAAAGTTCCATTAAATATTGCAGATCTTTCTAAAACGAAAAGTCTTCCTGATGCTTGACCTACTTTTCCCCACTCATAAACATGGTGCATTTTCTTAGGGTTTGATCTTGCATAATTATCAACATCAATCATAAATCTTTTGCCAGTAATATCAAATATGGCTTTTGATATTTGATCCAAAACTGATGGTTGCGTTAATTCATTCATGCCAACAGAAATGTTACTTAAACCCTCTATTACAGCTTTTGTATCAACCTCAAGCTTGAGTGTCATCTTGAACTTCTGTTCTTACAAGAACAGCCTCATAATATCCTATTTTTCCAAATGGGTCCAGTATGGCGTGTGATCCAGTAACTTCAAAAGTTGTGTCTGGTTGATCATACTTATCTATTTCAACAAATACTTGTTCATTACTGCTTGTTCTTATATTCTGTATACGCCAACGCTTGCTTAGCAATTCAAAACAATACATTCTAAGTTGCATTTTTTCATCATAATCTTGATCGGAACCCTTAGAAAATACCTTATTGTCAGATCTTGAAGAAGTTCCTTTTGCTTTTACTGGGTCTATTTTACATTGAACAGTTCTGTCATAATTCCATTGACGAACAATAGCACCAGTATTTGGATCTTGAACATTTTGTTGCACATAAATGTCTGCTGTCATATTAAACAAAGAAGCAACAAACGAACCATTAGTACCTGTTGTAAACATTAAATTATAACAATATTGGCTTTGCGGTATTGATCTAGGATGTTATCAACTGTGATATTACCTGTACCGTTAAATGCACCCTTAGCCATTTCAAATGAAATTTCACTAAGGTTGACTTTAGCCAAATACTTGTTCCTCCAGTTATAGTCATTAGAAAGGATATCTTGAATCAAAAGCATTGAAGCCAGCTTAATATCTTCTGGAACATACTTATAACCAACTTGTCCTACAAAACGATATAGGTAGTTATCTCTAAAACGGCCATATTCATAAATCTCTGGATCCATTTCATTATTCCACCCGTCCTGCCAACCTGGGAACCAGATACGAATCTGATATCCTGATGGGCTTATTTCTGTGTTATATCCAAATGTATCGTAAACTGGATCTTGAGTTTGATCGTAAACAAGAATTTCATTTTCATAAATTTGATCTAAAGACAACATCTTTTCGGTCAATTGAATTGTATTTGCACCAATTCCATAAATTTCTTGACCACCATAATATGTATAAAACTTAATGCCCGTGTAGCCCTCAATAATTGTTCTTGCAATTTTTTCAGCTTTTACAACATTTTTAGGATCCATATAGTTGATTTCTGATGGGATTGGGTTGTAACCCAAGAAATCCATTGCCTCTGAAACGGTTGCATATGGGGTTTCTACGGCATAAAAATCTTTTTGTGTAACTGGATTACCATTTACAACATATGACCAGACTACTTCTAGAACCCTGTTTACATTGGTTATTGCGGGGGTGAGTAAGAAAGAATAAACACCAGCTGGAGTTTCATCATAGGAATCTAGCATACTAAACCCAGCTATTGGGTTTGTGGCGTTGTCTGCATCATATATAGACAAGCTTGGAAGGCTATCTGCCTGAGACAAAACGCCATTGCTAAAAACCTGTAGTTCTATTTTTTCCTGACTATTTGTGTTGATTGTTTGCATCACAACACCCCCTATTTAATTTTTAAGCGTAATACTCCTGAGCCTCACGTGGGGTAGCCAAACGGAATCCCTGTTGAGTATCAAAAATCTTTTGAGCATCATCCTCTGACATTGCAACAAATGGATGCTCTTGACTAAACTCAAACCCATTAGTCTGATATGAATGGTTATTTCGCTCCATCTTTACCAATACCTGATTTGTTGTCTTCATAATCTTTTGTTCTCTCTTTTTCTTTTCAATCTCTGGAACTTCAATATCTTGCTTTTCAGCATTATCAAACTTGGCATACATTTGCCAAGAAATTCCTTCTTCTTCAAGTGCTGCAATGATTTCTGATTTTGACTTTAATCCTGCTACATCAATAGCAAATGAATCTGCAACTTTTCTTAGTTCTGTAACTTTTAGATCTGTAAATGACATTTGACTTCCTCTCGTCATTGTTTATTATATCATTAAATGACTAAGGGGTCTATTCCTAGACCCCCGAGCCTTGCAACTAATTAAAATTAGTATGTATTTCCATTTTGTCCGCCTGTTACATTCGCACCATTAATGGCTGAACCGAATGAAGGAGAAGACATAGTAGAACCTGCAACCTTAACGTTCTTAACGATAACGTGTGCATCGTAGTTTTCCATTACGCAA